TGACTGTTGCAGGACCAGAAATGGAAGAAACGATTACAGCAGGTAAAGCTAAAAAACCTGCTATTACTACAGGCGTTGTAGGGTTAGACCCAGAAGTATACTCCAGTATGTATGGTGATCCAGAGGAGTACGAAGCCACTGTTAGTGGGCGTTTGGATATAATCTCACAGAAACTAGCACTTAATCCTAAACGTTCTGATGCTGATACGTTAAGAGCAGAACAAGATAGATTGTTTGAAGAGTTACGTAAAAAGAAAGCAGTTGAACTTGAAGAAACAGGTAAGACTACACCTACGTTTGACCTTGGTTCTATTACATCTAACACTAACGAAATTCGTCGTGGTCAGTTAAATCGTTATGGTTTTGAAGTTGGTGTTAATGGACAGATTGAAAACCTTACTGAAGGTAATATGTACAAAGCTGACCTTGCTGAACTTGAAGTGGCTAATCAGTTAAATACTCGTAACAGAGGCATTGAAGACCCTAATATGGCATTAGCTGCACAAGGAATACGTGACACTGCTGTACGTAACTTGAATGAGTATGGATTGAACACTTACTATAACAAAAAAGATCGTCTTATAAACGAAAACACAAATGAAAACTTTGCTGTAAGTTTGAAGCAAGGTAAGTATCGTCAAGGTCAAGTTGTTACAGTTGGCAATAAAGTTATTCTTTACACAGGTATCCCAGATTATCGTACAGGACAACCTTTTATTATTTTGACACCAGATATGGATATGTAAATGGCAGATTCAGTATTACAATTCCTGAACGATTATGATGAAGGAAATGTAGATGAACGAACATCCTCTGTGACACCTCGTGAACCTGTGACTACAGAACAGTCTCAGGATGATACTACTGATCCGCTTGAATTTCTAAACAAGTATGACGAATCGCAGGGTACAGACACACAAGTAAAGGCAATTGAGGAAGAAGCAGAACCAGAGCTTGCTCCTGAAGATGATCCTAGATATGTAGAGTTCTATAATAAACACCATTGGGGTGTAATACCCGATACATACAATGGTGTGGAAGTAAAGCCTTATACTGAAGTTAAAGTTGAAAAACAAATGGCTTCTAATTTTGGTAGAACTAAACAAACACTTGAAGATTTATCAGAAGATAAAGCATATGTAGACAATCAGGTAGAGGAAACAGGCGCATTAGATTTTGTTCTAAGTGAACGTGGCCTTACAATTGAAGATATTAATGTACCTAAATCTGAACTAGCTAAACTAACTGCTGATGAATTTCTAAAGTACATGGACCAAAAGAATGCTGTAGAAAAAGAAGCAAACAAAATATATTACGAAGAGTATATAAAAGAAGATTTACTCGGAGCACTAGATAATCAACCAAAAATGAGGCAATTCCTTGAGGTTACAGGTAGCACAGGATATAACATGCTGATGGGTTTAGCTAACGGTGTTCAATTAACAGCAGATGTATACACAGACGTAGTACAAGAAGCTTTAGAGTTTGGTGAAGAGAACGGCATAGGTTTTGAAACAATTAAATTTATACTTTCTGCGGGTGGTAAGTTTGATATTGGCGATACACCACAAGAAGTAGCAGAAGAAATTGCAGATAACACTGGTGTATTCTTAGAGTTCTCTGAAACACTACCTTTTGTGGGTGCAGTAACACGTATAAGACCACAGGCTGTACGTAAAGCAGCTAAAGATGTAGCCGAACTTGAACGTGCTAATCGTTACAATCCAAAGGGTGCAGAGCTTGCAACTATGGAGACTGCAGAACAGGCACGTATTGCTGCACGTGAAGCTGCCGAAGCTAACCGTGACATATCTAATCAACTTATTCGTGAGTTTGAAGAAAAGACTGGCAAGACAATATCTAAAGAACAAGGCGACAATCTTGTACTTGATCCTGATCTTGCACGTGAAGCAGGGCGTGAGACTGCACGTGAGATAACGGAACGTGATGGTGATCTGTTTGATCTAGCACTAGGTGATGATGTTATCACATCCCCTATTCTTAGCCCAGACAAGTTTGATGGTATCGTAGCTATTGCCTCTGATCTAAAGAGAGCATACCCTGAGTCGTTTAATAATAACAAAACTGTTATTGACAACTTGTTTGAATTGACAGTCAACAAGGATTTGATTGCTGGTCAAGAGTTAATTGATTCATTAAACAAATATGGTCTGTCATTTGAGGATTATGTCCTTACAGTTGTAGGATCAGGCTCTGATGCAGGTAGATTGTTACAGAAACTTGGGCAGATTAAACGTGTAAAGCCTAAAAATGTAGCAGATGCAGATGATGCAGCTAAGAAAGCTCGTGAAGCAGGTGACTTCCGTAAAGGTGTGATGCGTGTAGAGAACATTCGTCGTGGCTTACTTGTGTCACAGATTGCAACTGCCGCACGTAACCTTACATCAGGTGTTATTCGTGCACCTATGGAAGGGCTAGGCAATGTCATGGACAGTGCTATCTATGCGGCACAGAAAAAAGGACCAGTGTCTGGTGCACTAGAGCTATTCTCTGGGGACAACTGGAGTGGTAGCTTTAGTAACATGAAGTACATGTTCTCTCGTCCCGATGTTGCAAAGGGTTACACTGATCTAATACTTGGTGCACCTGAGTTATCTAAACAGTTTGATAACATGTTTAATAACATTAACGAAATACAAAAGCTAACAGGACGTGGTACTGGTACAAAGTTAGATAAAGTAATGTCAGGCATGGAAGATGTTGTCGACGTACTGAACACACCTAACCGTTGGCAGGAATATCTCATTCGTCGTGGTCAGTTCTTTGGTGAACTAGAACGTTTAGTTAAACGTGAGTATGATGTTGACCTGATAGACACTCTTAATGAAGGTAAACTACAAGACCTATTGAATGATGCATCTACCATTCGTCCAGAGGGATCACCTAGTTTTGTGTCTCTTGTAGATGATGCCGTAACAAAAGCTCTTGATGTTACCTATGCTAAACAACCTGAGATACCAGTGTTCCGTAGTGTATCTAGCTTCATTACACGTAATGGTTTAACTACTATCATGCCATTCCCTCGTTTCATGTTCAACAGCATGGAACTTATGGGACAGTATGCAGGTGGTGCATCAATACCTTTGACCCGTAAGATGGCAAGTGTAGTCATGAAGGGTCAACGTGGTCCACTGACATCTAAAGATCGTCAACGTATTACACGTAACCTCATGGGCATGGCTGCTGTAGGTGCTGCATATTGGTATCGTTCATCAGAGAATGCTCCACCTGAATATAATCAAGTGGCCGTAGGTACAGATGCACAGATGGACACTACACCTACATATCCTATGGCACACTTCTTATACCTTGGTGAAGCAACTAAACGTATGGGTGACGGTACATTTGATGATTGGTTTGACTCGCAAGAGTTTGTTGAGCTATTCACAGGCAGTAACTTCCGTACAGGTGTAGGTAATTCTATCCTTGAAGAAGTTGCACAGATGGCAGATGCCACTGACCTAACTGCAGGTGCTGCCACAGGCCGTGCATTGGGCCGTACACTAGGCAATTACCTATCCACATGGGCTGTACCCTTCGGACAGATTATTGACGCTGAGAGAGCCGCAGGTATACGTGGTACAGAGTATAAAGATGTAGCTAGTGATCCTACACTTGACTTCGGTACAACCTTCAAGAAAGAACTTATTCGTCCACTTAAACAACGTGGCATTGGTGTGAGTGCTGAAGAAGAGGCTGCTGCACCAAAGGCAGAGTACCCCTTCTATCCAGAGGGCAGAGAACGTATACGTCCTGAGTCCAAGTTTATCGGTGCCACTATCACTAACCGTGCAAGTGAAGACGGTGAATACTTAATGCGTTATGGCTTTGATTGGCGTGACTTTGGTAGCCGTAGTAAAGTCCCAAGCATTAAACGTTTTGAAACAAAGCAGATAAACAATCTGATGCCTACAATCGTAGAGTCTGCACGTAAGCTAGAAGAAGAGTTTGTAAGAGAATACGAAGAAGGTTCTGATGTTTTACGTAATGAGTTTACGGAAGAGGAATATGTATCTAACAAAATACGTCCATACATTCAGGAACAAGTTAGAACATTTAAATCTAAGATCAGAGAAGGTTCTATCAGTGAAGGTGACGATTACACACGTGCACTACAAACATACACCCGTGTACCTTCCAACTTCCGTAAGCTTGCAACTACAGACTTTGTAGATAGGTATGATCGTGTACCTGATCCACAGAGTTCAGAGGATTTACAAAAGCTGATAGCGATAGCAAAAGCATACAGAGAAACATACTAATAAAAAGGGCGGCTTAATTGCCGCCCGATTAGTTTTTACCGATTGTCTCCACTCCCAGAGAGGACACCCCTTACCTTTCGGTCATGTAGCTTACGTAAATTATTCCTCGCAAGCTCAGTCATGTCTACATTTAGATCACGACATAGTGCAGCAATGTACCACAGACAGTCTCCCACTTCGTCTGCTATTGCTTCACGATCAAACTTCCCATCACGTAAAATCTTTTTGACTTTATTAGCAACCTCACCTGCCTCTGCCGCCAAACCTAGTGCAGGGTAGATTACTTGATGTTCATGTTTATAGATCGCAGTCTCCGATGCCATATCTTGATATGACTTGAAGTTTAGGTTTTCATATTTACTTTCCATAAATGCTCTAGCCTCGTCCTGTAACTTGTTCATACTCCTTCACCCGTTTTAACTGCTCGTAGTAGGCTTTGTTAAACCCACGTTCCCACTCCCTGTATTGCATTGTATCATCAGGGAATGGATTAACGACACGCCCCTGTCGAAAATCCTTGTAGCCTTTCTCGTGTTGAAATTTTAACGGTGCATCATATTTGCCAAGGCCACGTTCTTTGCGAGTTAGTTGTTTGTTCATATGAATTCTCCTTATGCTACGTTGATTAGTTCTGCTTCTGTGTACGGAATGTGATAGAACAGTTCACCCTTGAGGATGTTACGTCCATGTGCCTCACGTAGACGATCCTCTGTCAGGCTAGTATCCTTGATACGCCATGCTTGCTTCATATCTTTACGGAAGATGTAGAAGTTAAGCACACCATTCTCCCCCTCATATTTTTCAAGCAATCTACCTTTACGTTCAGGAATACGAATGTCCTTCCAGTCAGTAGGCCAGTCACCTTTCCATGCAAGCTTTACTTCAGCTTCATTAAAGTATGTATAATCTTTTTTAGTTGATACAATATCCACATTATAATTCTCCTTCATCTCTGTTATCTCATGCCCTGCACTTGTTAGGTACGCTGCAAGTTTTTCTTTTGCAGGAGCATCATATGCTTCATACAATGCACGGCTAAATTGTTTACGTGTTCCCATTATCTTTCCTCCACATTAGTTCAAATAAAAGTTTCTTTTGTTCGTACTCTGACATTATACACCAATCCCGTATCTCGTCAATAGTTCTTTTACACCCTGTGCAGTATCCGTCATTTGCAATACGACAGACCTGTACACAGGGTGATGGTATAGTGCCTAACTGTTTACGGTTCCTACTCACACTGACGCAAGCCAGTTGCAGGATCGTAGTAGCAAGCACCACCTTCCTCTACGTAGTCTTGTGTTTCCTCGACTACTGGTTCTTCTGCAACATCCTCAGAGTTGGATGCATTTAGAATGCCATAACGTTTACCTGCTGCACGGAATGTAGTACAGCCAGATGCACCACCATCGTATGCATCCATGTAAACTTTCTTAAACTCTTCCCACGTTACATCATCCCCTGTGTTACATGTCTTTGAACATGCAGAGTCAACATACCGTGAGGCAACGTTTAATACCTTGACGTGATCAAACACTGAGAGTTCGTCTGCAGTCTTACCCTTCACACCAAACACACGATAGCCGTAATCCTCTACTCGTTCAACCTTTGGTCCGTCGAAGGTTTGGATAGTTCTATCGTAGTAATGGGAGAAGACTGGTTCAATCCCAGAGGATACGTTGTCGGCTGACAAGCTGATAGTTCCTGTTGGTGCAACCGAAAGAAGATGACTGTTGCGAATACCGTGAGTGCTAATGAGATCACGTATATTAGTAGGCAAAGACTTAGCAAAGTCAGACCCAAGGTATGCTTGACTAAAGAGAGGAAACGGACCTTTCTCAATAGCAAGTTCAACTGACGTAGTATATGCAACATCCCTGATCACTCCCATAATTTCTTCTAATGTCTGTAGGAAACGATCACTACCATACTCAAATCCTAATGCTTCAATGGCATTAGCTACTCCTGTTACCCCTAAACCCATACGGCGTTTGCTAATTGCCTCTGCCTTTTGCTCTACCAGTGGATAAGTAGCACGATCCACAACGTTATCCATAGCACGTACCACATGAGGAATGTCATTACGTAGTTGGTTCATATTAAATACATACTTACCATCATGCTCTAGTACATACTTTGTTAGATTAAATGAACCTAGTAGACATGCACCATTAGGCGGTAGTGGTTGCTCACCGCAGGGGTTTGTGGCTGCAATCTTTTCTGCATAATGTAGGTTGTTCTTTTTATTAATACGATCAATAAATAGAATCCCTGGTTCTGCCCAGTCCCATGTACTGCGTAGTATCTGATCCCATAGTGCACGAGCACTTACAGTTTTGTACACACGTCCATCAAACTGTAGGTCAAAGTCTTTGTCTTCTTTTACGGCAGTCATAAATTCATCAGTCACACCTACAGAGATGTTGAACTGTGTCAGTGTGTCAGAGTTGTTCTTTGCTGTAATAAACTCTTCAATGTCAGGATGGTCTACACGTAGGACACCCATCTGTGCTCCACGACGATGCCCTGCTGATGCTATTGTACGACATACTGCATCAAAGATACCCATGAATGACACAGGCCCAGATGACTTACTGTCCAGTGACTTAATCAGTGTGCCACGTGGACGTAATGTAGAGAAGTCATAGCCAATTCCACCACCTAGACGCATTGTTTCTGCTGCACGTCTGGCTGCTTCCATGATACCGTCCATGCTATCTTCAATAGTCATAGACACAAAGCAGTTGTACGGCGTTACACGACGAGGTGCGCCCATTGCTGATTGCACACGTCCTGCAGGTAGAAAGCGTTGCTCGTACAGGATTGTACGGAAATTATTAAAATGTATTTCACTGTCTTTTAGTGCTTCAGCCACACGTGTCATTGCCTCACGAAAGGTTTCCCCGTGGCTACGATATTTCATTGCGTGAATCTCTTCCGAGATTGCTAGTGTTGGTCCATAAGTTTCCATAAGCATTACTCCGTTATTATCTTTATTGCTTTAATTGACATACCATCAATGTCATAAATAAATTCCTGCAGACTTTGGTCAATCTCTTCATTAACTTCTCCGTCTACAGGAACTGGGTATTCATCTTCGTCTATGTGTAGGGTTAAGAATACTTTAACTATCATCTACTTCCTCAATAAGTTTGGTCAAATACCACTGTGCCTTCTTTAGGTCTTCTGCGCCATTCTTATATCGGTATCGCCATAGGTATTTCATTATGTTACCTTGTAAATAATACTCATACCCATCACCAGTGGCGGCACGAATGGCATCAATGCATTCAATACCTGCTTGATTATAGTGTGGTGGGTTGTTTACATTGTCTACCATTCTATCTCCTTTCTAAAAGTTTACTTTAACTACGTTACCGTCACGTTCTTCTATTAACGGCTTCTCTTCTGCCATTTCATCAGCATCAATCTCATCAACTAGCTTGAACAGCTTACGCCTTACATCATGATCCTGTTCCATTAAAGGTATAGCAGCAATCAACATGTCAGTCAACACTTTCAGATGTGCAAAGTCATCTGCTTTCATTGTGTTATCATCTGTTGTCAGCATACCTACTGTAAGGTCACCTGTCCAATCTCCATTGTCATCTACTTCTGGTGAGATACGGATAACGAAATCGTTAGGGTTAAAGTTTATTAGTGAGTTTAGCATATGTTTAGCTCCTTTTTATTTTGTCATAAGGAAATACTACTAAGTCTGGATGATTGTCAACACCTTTCTCTTTCAACCATTCTTCTGGAATAACCCTATCTGCATATAAGAATTTATTTCTTTCACACCATGTGGCGTATGTTGTCTTTGCCCCTTTGCTTAACTTACGTTTACTATTTTCAAATACAAATCGTATGTCAAGATCAGGATGCTGCTTCTTTACTGCTACGTGTTTGCGTCTATCATCTGATGTGAACCTTCCTTTCACCTCTATGATGATACCGTTTGCAAGTATAAAGTCGGGGGTATAGGTGCGGTACATCAAATCTTCCCATTCAATCTTGATGGCTTCATACTTGAACTTGACTTTCTTCTCCTTCAAGTAATCTTTTACTTTGATCTCTAGCCCACTCCTATACCCATGCTTTAACGCAGCCTTGAACTGCTTACCGTTCATTAGATAAACGGATGCCAATTCACACGGCGTACACCTAGAGCACGAAGCTCTTCACTCAACAGTTGATCTGCTTCCTTACGTGCTTTCATTGCTTCACGTACACCTGCAAATCGTTTGTCTCGTAGCTCTGTCTTTAGAGCAGTAAGCTGTTCCTCAAGAGCAGCTATTTCATTTTGTAGTTCTTCTATCTCTGAATCACCTAACATAATTAATCCTCTATGTATGCCACCGTCTTGGGGTCTTTTGCTTTACTCATACGTGATGGTTCTTCAACCATCGTGGGCCAACACTCGTATCTGAAATCACAGAAACGACAGTTGTCATTTAGTACCTTATTCCCTGTGGGTTTACCACGAAAGAACTCAGGCACTGGACTGAAGCAACGTTTGAACTCGTTGTTGTTCACCGTTTCAACAGTTGACTTGATTTTATCAAGTTCTTTATCAAGGTCAAGTCCATCGGCAGGTACGTATTTAAAGTCACCATTGCCTTTGTTCACGACCCACCATCCACCTACACGTTTGCCAGATGCTTTGGCATAACCTGCAAGCTGCCCTACGTATCCAAATCCATCACCCTTAGCTAGTGTGCCGAAGGAATCAAACTTGTTCTGGTAGGACCACGGTGATGCTGACTTCACGTCATCAACAGCACCATCTATGACAAGATCATAAGAACCAGAAACCCTAGTATCATTACTATCTCCCACTGTAAGGCTAACTTTATCAGTGTCTTCAAACTCCACACTAGCAGCTTTAAGCAGACCTTTAAAAACAGCCTCAACAATGTCTCCTATCATCATGTTCATTACGAATGTGCTCGGCTTTGGTAGAGCCTTTTCGGGATGGTTCTTTTGAAACCACAGTTGACAAGTAGGACGCCCAACGTTGGACATCCTAAGTGTAAACTCATCCCGTGACTTACCACTGCCGAACTGACGAAGCACTGCCTCAGCAACCTCTGCACCAATAGACTTAGCCTGTTCCTCAGTGAACGTGCTCTTTCCATTGGCAGCATCCGTCATAAACTGGTGCAGCTTTAGTTCAGCAGGGTGGTTCATTACACGAAATCCTCTGCGTCAATATCAACGAATGACTCAACAGTATCCGTATCTGTGTCATCATTCTTGTACGCATTATCATTCCAAGCACCCTTGATGTACTCGTTATAATTCTCCACCCATGCTAGGAAGTTGGCAAATGTTTCCTGCTCTGCGTCCGACACATCAAGTGTCTCGTTCAGATCAAGAGCCAACGTAGGTAGGTAGAATGAACTACCGTTAGGCAATGAACGTTCTTCAGTCGCAGCTTTGATGTTGTGCTGCACTGGCAAACGGCGCATCTTGCCTAGCTTGTTGAACAGTGTTCCCGCAGTTTTAAATGCATCACGGTTTTCAATCTCCCAGATGAATGCCTGTTCATCTAGTTCGACTGGATTACCTTGTGCATCAGTAACATCATGCAGTTGAACTGTACCGAACATGACACGAACACGTTTGATCTGACGGATCAACTCTTGTGTTTTCTCAGGCAATGCTTTGAAGTCCTCAATGTAACCCGCAGGTTTACCACAGTTGAAGCCACCGTCATTGTCCTTCATGTCACTGTTCAGATCGTTAGCCATAAGTGTTTTGACATAACGATTAGGTGTAGTGTCACTACCCTTGATGAAACGCTTGTACATGAAGCGTTGTAGGTACGGACGAATAGTCGCAGTAGATGCATAGTACGTTGGCCCATCAGGGATTTCCAACTTGTATGTACCACCTGATACAACTTCCATCTTTACCTTCTTACCGTTCACTGTTTCCTCACCCATGATAGCTGAGTGATTAATACGTAAACGTGCAAGTGTGCTTGCCTGTGACTTCTGATTGTTGTCAACAGACATGCCCATTGCTTCTGCCATTGCGTTGAAGTTACCAGTGTTAATTGTTGCTACTTGATTCATTATAAATCTCCTTTTCTGTTTGCGAGTTCTTAGTTATATCATGACACGTCTTTTGTGTCAAGCCAATTCGGACCGATTTTTGCTTCCAATAAAAGTGGTACATTGAAATCCAGTTTCCACTTCTTATTGACGATAGCAAGCAGTCGGTCATTGGCTGCATGAATAATCCGTAATACTTTGTCCTTCTCGTTGGGATGCACATCAATCACGATGGAGTCGTGTACGGTATTGACGATGCATGATTGCATTTGATTAGCCCCTAATAGCTTGTCGATGTATATCAGGGATATAGGTACAATGTCAGCCGTGGCAAACGATTGTACAGGAAAGTTTTTAATCTGTGTGAAAAATGTCACAGTACCATTAGCACGTCGAGTAACATCAGGGAAAGAGAACTCACGACCAGATGGTGTTTTGATCTTACCAGTAGCCAGAGCCTCACGTGCAAGCTCTTTGTGCCACTTGCCTATACCTGAGTACTTCTTAGTGAACTGCTCGTAGTACGCAGCCTCAGCAGGTGTACGACCAAATCCACTGGCACCATATAACGGAGCAAATGTATGTGCCTTGGCCTCTTGGCGTGACATGTTCTGTCCTGCATCAGTGATAACCTGTGCAGTGTAGGAGTGTACATCAAAGCCTGTGGTCACCTCGTCAATGGCAGTCTTGTCCTGTGATAGGAATGCAGCAACACGAAATTCAAGTTGTGCAAAGTCAGCTTCCATGATCTCACCACCATCCCAACGTGACTTGAACACACGTTTCACAGGGAACGTACCACCACGTGGCATGTTCTGCATGTTAGGATCGGCACCAGACAAACGTCCAGTAGCAGTGCGGTGTTGTAGTAACCTGACGTGCAGCTTACCATCTTGTTTTACATGTGTTGAGATACCTTCCACAAAGCTTGAGAGATATGTGTCAACGGCAGACAAACGGCGTACTCGTTGTAAGAACAACACTGCGTCTTGCATATCACGTTCTCTAGCGACACCTTCAAGGTATTCAAGCTTATCTTTACTTGTTGCGAAACCGTTGGCTGAAGCCCATTTTGAAGTTGGAGCATTGAACTTTAACCCCGCAACACTTGATACAATATCCATAAAATTATAGCCAATCCCATCACAGGAGCTACACTTATTTGTTCTAGCAAATGGTGTTCCATCTTTCTTTACCTTTCTTATCTGACCAGTACCATTACATACACGGCACTGCTTTGCTTTCTGTTTGTACAATGTCTCCGTGTTCTGACGCACTGTACTACGATACTCCGTATCTGTCATACGGAAGTCTTCAAACAGCCCTGCCCATACTTTCTTGTCCTTGGGTTTCTTGCTGTAGATAACCCATGACAATTGCTCTGGACTATTCAAGTTGATTGGACGATCACCCATCAGATCACGCACTTGTTCATTAAGGTCAGCAACCAACTGATCACGTTCCTGTTCAAACTCCTTACGTACATCTTCAAGTGCTTCCATATCAACAGTGAAGCCACGCTGATAAATCTTGGCAAGGTGTACAGCCAACTGATTGGTCAGTGTGATTGTTCCTGCCAGTGAACTGCATTCCTCGAATGCTGTCTGCAAACGAAGGTACAGTTGCTGCGTAGCATGTAAGTCGTGGGAGAGGTACTCTGATAACTCTGCATGTGGAATGTCACGCACAGAGTAACCCTGCTTGAAGTACTCCTTCAGGGTATCCTGTTTCTTTGTGTCAAGGTTGTACCGTTCAGCACAAGCCTCAAGAGACAGGGGTTCCTTCTGCCCACGTTGCAGCACATACTCACCTAACATGGTATCAAAGATTGCACCTTCATAGGTGAACCCAGACTCCCACAGCCATATCAAGTCGTGTGCTGCGTTGTGCATAATTAGAAGGGCGGTTTCATCCAATGCTTTCTGGACAATGTACCGCCCCTCTGGTGTGGGTTGATGCTCAGAGTGATCAAAAGTAATAATGCTTTCGTTTCCAAGATCATCTAGCATACCCACTTGAACTAATGTATTCTCTGGTTCAAACGGATCAAGGTGTAGTTTGCCGTTGCGTTTCACCACAGTGTTTTCTACGTCGAGGGTAAGGTGTTTCATTTAGTTAATATCTCCTTCGTGCCAATAGTCCCAGTCATCAAATACCTCATTGCCATACAGCTTGTCAAGGTTATTGTTGAACTCTTTATCATTGGCATAGTTTTTAATTGCTTCCAGTGCCTCAGTCAGTGTCAGGTTCTGGCGTTTCATCTCTGCCACTAGGCATATGGCATCACTTTCATCTCTGTTCATGTTATGTAACTCCCTCTCTCTAGCTCGGTTTCTTTCTTCATCAGTCATTGGACGTATCTTCGTCATCGTTTGCTCCAAACACATACTCTGTTAGTTCATCTTTCTGATTCTTGATGTGATCCTCAATAAAGTCATACACTACTTGCAGGTCTAACTTAGCTGCTGCACAGTACAGTACTAGCTTCAGCCCTTCTTCCTGTAACAACTTAGCACAGTCGTTATCCAAGTGAAACTGATATGTGGCACTGCCATCTTCGTGTTCCTCTACTTGTTCTACTCCAATCCTTCCTGTCATTCTGCGTACTCCATCAATGCATCCCATGATACGGGGTATATCTTAGCCATAGTCAAAGCAACCTTCTGTGCTACTAACTGTGTCTCTTCTTGTGTGTCTGACTTCATGCGCAGCTTACACATCTTAGCGAAAGCATAGAGTGTACCTGACCAGTACCACTGAGTCATCATAGATTGTGGCAGTACCATACGTGCTTGCTCTGGTGCTACCCCTTCGTCTAACATTTGTTGATACCCTTTCAGTGCGGTCATGGTGTGATAGTTGATGTTGAAGTTGCTCTTCACCTCACCCTCACTACCTTGTTTCTTGTCAGTACTACGTCCTCTCCACGTAAGGGGAAAGTAAAACTCAGGATCATCATCCACATACCTACGGCTGATCTCGTTCCACGGCATGTACTCATGCTTCACAAGTTGACGTGCCACAAAGATAGGTGCCTTAACGTGGAACGTGGCAAACGTGTGATTGAATGGTGACTTGTGATTGTGTTTAGCTAGATAACGTATCAGCTTGGCATCTTTTGGTTTCAGGATACACGGCTCACCTGAATATATCCGTTGCCCCCATTCTGATTTCTTACCAAAGCTGACACGTGCAGCATTCACTACTGACAGATCACTACCCATGTGATCAATGTACGTTACTTCCATTTACTTTTATTTACCTCGCTACTTGCTATCCACCAAAACCCCACGATGATTAGAGCTAGTATGGATATTGCTGTTACTAATTCACTCATATGTATACCTCATGTACTTTATATTTATTTATAAAGGAAATAGGAAGTATTGTTATTACATCGCCTCTATTTGGCCTACTATGTAATAGGTATTCTCCCCTGCCTCTGCCCTTACACTTCTTTTTTATTTCGTCAAACATATCTCTAGGGTTTACTAAAATAAAACTATCGGTGTGCTGTATAGCAACAAGTCTATACACACTGTTTGGTATACCCCAACCATTTTTAGATACGTAATTTGGTGGCCTCTTTACTGTTCTTATTTCCCACCAAATTGTATTATCTATTGGGCCATTTCTATATTTTCGTTTAGCTGACTTGACATCTACTCTACCAAACTCACTATCTAAAACGTCCCAATGTTCATTGATGTCTTCATCTGGTGTGGCTCTTCGTAAGATATTTGAACCACGAATTTTACAGAAAAGATTTTCTGCCTCTGTACCTTGTTCAAAGGATGTTAAACTCATACTTGATACCTCGCAGTTTTATATTCCAGATCACAGTGCACAACACCGTGCCATCCAGATAGTTTGTTCTTCACAACATTCAAGTGACGTTGTGTGTCTTCTTCCTCTTGCCCATCAACTACAGGGTTCTTGGCAATCAAGATCATCAGGTCAGCCTCTGCTGCCTTACCTGTACGTGAACCTTCCATCATGCTCTGGTTCAGCAGAACCTTGCCCTCTGCATCAGCAGATAGCTGAGACATGTAGAAGATCGCACAGTTGTGTGCCTTAGCAATCTGACGGGCATAAATAGCATTAGCTTTCAGTGCTTCATCAGGACGGGCATACCCACCTGCCTTGGCAAACTTGTCACCCATATCAAGGATCACAATGTCAGGTTTGTATGACTTACAAACTGACTCCACCCATGACATGTCACGATCACTGGCATCCTTGATCTTGATGTTGTCCTTGACCACGGAGTACAAGTCACGTGCACGGGCAGGGTTATCCTTCACCTCTTGCATTGTCATGCCTGTGGCTGCGGTCAAGTACCGTGCACCGACACGGTGGGATGCTTCCTCATTACACAGAATGACACACTTGGCACCCTGATGCGCAAACCCATTCGGAGCAGCGATAAGAGAGGCGTGGAATGATGTCTTGCCTGTGTTAGGACGTGCACCTACTTCAATAAGATGACCCGCATTCACGCCCTCTACCTTACGTGTCAGAGTAGGGATGTTGAATGTCCATTGTGATTCCAAATCATTCTTTGCAAGCAAAGTTTCAATGTCAATGTCATCCCATTCAATACGTAAGTCAGGTGTGAAGTCATCTGAATAACGTTCAAGGATGTCACGTAGTGGTTCCAAGCTACCCTTGGTTCCATTCACATAGTCAAAGCCAAGGTTGGCAATGTCCTCACCCACGACCTGTTGAAACAGCTTAGACAGCACTTCTTGTGCTACGTCACTACCCATAGGTGACTCTTTCTTTATCTGATGAAACAGAGAACTGTAAGCTTGCTTCTGTGCGGTGGTGAGTGTGGGATTGTTCGACATAAACAACGCCTCAATCTCGTCAGGTGTTACGGTGCGTTCATAACGATCCATAGCTTTGTCGATTGACTGCTTGATCTTACGCACATCTTTACTAAACAACCTGTCTGGACACTTGGCACCACGATGATCCTCGTAAAACTCCTTGTCCATCAGGCTGCGTATTAATGATAATTCCATTATGTTTCTCCTAAGTGTTGTAAGTTTTCTAAGTCGGTAGGGTTACGATATTTCAGGTCATCTGTCAAACGTAATACCTTTACGTTATCTACATAACCACGTAGTTCTTTTGCAAATTGCAGTGTCTTTGGTAATGCATCGGGGTCAAGTGCAATGATAACAGTCTTGAGGCGTGATAAGTACTGCTTATGTGCCTCAGAGAGTGACGTACCCAACACTGCTACCCCGACATATACGTCACTCTCCGAGCATCCAGAACTGCCTGTCGCACCCACAATGGCGGCACTCACACAGTCCTCAACGACTACCCCAGTTTTACCACATCCATAAACATACGGCAAGGGGTTTTTACCATATCTTTTCCACTTAGGTAACTTTTTTCCTAGTGCTCTGCCAGTAGCATCCACCATGATGTTGTTGTGTACCACAGGAAATACGACACGGTGTTCACGAACATCATACAAAAGACCTAGTGATATGGGGTCAATATCCCAGTCAACACAGAACTCAGTCACTGCATCAACGTCACGTACAATCCATTCAGGTTTCTGGAATGTGACTGCCTCTGTCTCAGCAGCTACGGTGCCTAGTGACTTACGAATATCGTCACTGGTAAGGTGCACACGTGTCCCACCAGACACACGACACCCTGCCTTGTAACAGTTCCATACAAGCTGACCCATGTTATTGGTGGCTGTAAATGTTTTAACTCCCCCGCATACTGGGCAGTTAGTACGTTTAGTTTCACCATTAACTAAGTTCATATCACTTATATGTTCTTTTATATTCATTATGTATCACTTTCTGTGTTGTTCGTTTCACTCAAGCATACAGACATGTCTCTCTGTGTCAAGGCATGATTTGCACTTTCGTAAGTATGCTTCATGTATGGTTTCACAGATGCAACATGTGTATGCCCTGTCACCGCCATGATTTGTGGCAAAGGTACACCCTTGTCAACCATCTGTGTTACACCAGTACGACGAATGTCCATTAGACGTAGCTCATCGGATAGCTTTGCTAGTCTCATGATATTCCGTCCAACCTTGGACAGTCTCTCCATAGCATAAGGTTGGAACCTACCATTACGTGGTTGTGGGTGTGGTGCAACCCACTCTTGAAAACCAAAGTCAGCTTTCTGTTCTAGCAGCATGGCATTCAGGTTGTCACTGATAGGCAGGAACACCTCTGACCTACGCTTGCTCTGCTCCAACGTCAATTGTTGCTTCTTCAGGTCAAGGTTATCCCAACGTAACATACGCATGTCACCTAATCTTTGACACCACTCGTATGCCATATGCACAATCAGCCCCAGATTACGGTACTGAAAATCAGAGTATGCCACGTCAAGAAATTTGTTCACCTCACCATGTGTCCATATAACTTTACGCTGCTTCTGCTGCTTACGTTTAATCTTGGCGAATGGATTTTGCTCTGCATGTTCCATTTGTATGGCGTAGTTGTATACTCTACTCGCACACGTTGCCGCATGGTTAGCAAAGCTGATCCCACGTTCAACCCATTTCTCATATGCTTGCTTTGCAACTTTAGGTGTAACCTCTCTGTACTTACGGCACCCAATTGTTTGGTGTACCACTGTCAAGAAGTACCTGTAATCTACTTTAGTAGAGTCACGTAACATCTTGAAATCATTAGATAAATAATAAAAGTTGATAAGGTCAGTGACCTTGCTACTTGGCTTTAGCTTTACAACTTTTGATTGTTCTTCACGGTATGCGTCAATGTCTCTGTTATACTCACGTGCAATCTGTCTTGCAACTTTTGGATCGTCACCTAGTTCTTCACGTTCTACTACTCCCTCATTCACCAATGCTTGCGGTGGATTGAAACGGTAAGAGATGTCACCCGAAGGTGACACTCGCTGTTGTACATATCGTGGTAATGTTCTCATCTACACTCCTCTCGTGTCGTAGTTCAATACTGTACTGGCGTACCACTTACCACCTTGTGCGGTAGGTACATTTGCCTCGTTTAATTTGTCTGCAATCTTACGATAGGATAAACCATCGTTTCTGCATTGATCAATCATTGGCTTAATCTCCTTTGCTTTCGCATCTGCAAGTGCTTTAACAGCATCGTGTCGTGCTTGGTTGTTGTGTCTTTCACCACCTAGCTTAATGCCACGGGCTTTAGCCTTACGTAAACCCTCACGTGTTAAATAACTGTGATGCATCATGTCTCTGCCGTGTATCTTACCGTGACAGTCCTCACAACAGTTCACTGTATTACTTTCATCATCCACACCGCCCAATACTTTGGGCAGTATGTGATGTCTGTGCAGTGTGTCCACTTCAGTATGACAACATGGACAAGTGTGCATTAAGCAGCTTCCAATGTAATGAACCGATCATCAGATACCCACTTAGATACCTCTTGCTCACGTGACCACATGCTGATGGCCTGTGTGTCATTGCCTGTGTTACGTAGGTTGAAACCATTACGTTCATCGGCATACGATGCATAGTTTGTGAATGCAGAGTACAATGCCCACTTATTGTGACCACGTGTCGCAGCCTCTTGTAAGTACAGCATGTACATTTTCTCTGCCTTACGTTCAGATGAAATCATTTCTTCCAACAAAGAACGAATATCCACATACTTCGTGGATGTCTGCGCCCACACTTGCATCTTACCTGCCTCAGTGTAGAAGTCAGTACGAGCACGAGCAAGTTCGTAGATGAAACTCTCCATAGAGAAGTTTGCAGTGTTCTTCTTACGGATTTTGTCATACTCTCCACGAATACATCCGTTAGTGCAGAAGAAATCAATCGCACCGAAGTACACTTGGTTGCTGCACGAACCGTCAATACCATGTAATGATATAATACGGTTACCGATCTGGGTTTGGTGCTTGTCAGTTGTGATGTCCACCTGCATGTCAGGCAGTTCAATGTCAAGCATTGACCATGCACCATTACGTGCAGTTTTCCAATTGAACTTGGCATTCATCAGTTCAGATGACAGTAGTTCGTCAGTCACAGTGTCCATGACACCACGGTAAAAGTCACCATGTGATGCACACTTGAATGACTTACCGACGATACCAAGGTACTCGCCAGTGTCAGCATTGATGACATATTTCTTATCATTAACCTTGGTTGGTTCAAACTCTACGTCGAAGTCAAGGTATGTTGGAATGTCAAATGGCATAATAATCTCCTTTCAGTTGTTTGTGTGGCAACTGTACCCTAGTTATATGGATACTGTCCACCCTGTACTAGTAACGATAAGCTACTTGTAGAATATGTGTGACCCATGTGTCACAGTTTGTGTGTAGTGATTGCGCCACCACGGTCTAACATAGTTAGCATGGTAGTGTGTGGCACCATCGGTGTTGTCTTCATGGAACCCATACACTACGTTATGGGCTACCACTTTGGCATACAGCCAATGTGTTTCTTCACGAGGCGTGTCGGACTTACCGTCACAGTACCAACTGAACTGGCACTTGTGTTTGCCACGGTGAAAGCCCTGATATACTACCTTGCAAGCATCGTCAGGGAATGCGTCATGTGCCACACGATTGAGTACAACGTGGGCAACAGCATACATACCTGCCATAGGCTCACTACGTGCCTCGTGATACACATTCAGTGCGATACATGTCAGTGCTGCTTCAAGCATATACATCATCCCATTGCCAATCAAACCATGTAGGTTTGTTACGTTTACTCCAGACCATATCAAACCTATGCTGCTTGGTATGGTAAAACTTACGGTAACTGTCCACAGGCCAGTGTTCCCCTGTCTTCAGGTGTGTGTATTCACTGAAGCATTCAGGGTGTGGTGTTCTCTCACCACTAGGCACATATCGTGCACCGTCATACAGTGCCTCAGCAAAACGTTCTGATGCATGGTGCCTACCGTATCGGTGGGTGTACTCCATGCACATGGCTTCCCATAGGCAGTAAGCAAACATGTAGTTGGCACGTGTCTTACCTGCCCACAATGTGCATGGGTGCTTGGCATGTGCTACACGGTACAGTTCATGCTCATCGGCATACTCTGGGTTAGCCTGACGCACCACAGTGCATAGCATTTGTGCTTCTTCCAGTG